CCAAGAATAGCGGATGCAGGTACAAACACAACTTTATCTGGATCAACAACAGGATCATTATTTACTTTAGGTGCTGGTGGAGGATCGTCGGGAACAGGTGGAGGAGTACAGGGACCTTTAAGAACTAATACAGCAGGAACAGCAGGAACAGCTACTATTGACGGAACTGAAGTTACTTCAGGAATTTTTGCAGATTCAGACAACAGCGTTCAAAATGTAACCAGTAACACTTCAGGTCCAACAAGTACATTTAATGATTCTGGTAATGGCGCAGCAGGAGATTTAACAGGCACTGGAAACTGTAGTGGAGATAACTGTACGATAGCTGGTTTTGATGGTGGTGATTCATACGCAGGTAATGTTGCTGGAGGGGCAGGAGCTCCTATTTCAGGTGATGGTACAGCGGGAACGAGAGGTTCTGGAGGAGGAGGTGGTTCTCATCATCCATCGTCTCCAGCTTCAGATGGAGCAGCCGGTGGTGATGGAGAAATTAAATATAGATTTTTACAAGTAATCTAGTATACTAATTAAAAAGAAAGAATTATGAGCAACATTACTAAATGGTTTGGTTATCCAATATACATAACTAAGTTAGAAAACTTTGAAGACATAAACAAAAAAATTGTACCAATAATACTTAGAGATATTACTCCAACTAATTCTCAGTATTCAACAACTACAGATGTAAAGCCAAAAGAATTACAATCAATTGATGACAACCTACACAAAGATAAAAGATTTAATAAATTGTACACTGAATTATCTAAAGTAATTCAAGATTGTTTATTAGCACAAAAATATAATTTAAATTTATTTGAAATATATATAACAAAGTCTTGGGCTACCTTATCTAATAAAGAACAATTTATTTCTTATCATAGACATATGAGTAGTCATTTTAGTTTTGTCTATTATCCACAAGCTCACGAACAAGGTAACTTGTTTTTACTAGATGATGATGCACATAAAGTAGGACTAAATATCCCAAAGAGAGATCCTTATTTTACAGAGTGGAATAATACTAATTACGGTAAAGCTCAATATCCTTCAGAAACAGGTAATGTAATTATATTTCCATCTATGATGTTTCATGAAACCGGTAAAAATACAAAAGAAAAACCACGTATATCTATATCAGGAGATATTATGATTACTATGAAAGAAGGTGTTAAATCTGAGCATAACCTACCTTCACCAAATAGTTGGTTTAAAGTATAAAATTTACTATATATTTAAAATACTATGTATTATATAGTATTTATTAAAATATTTTAATTATGCTACAACAACTCAAGTTTAAACCAGGTTTTAATAAACAAGTCACAGAGTCAGGAGCTGAATCTCAGTGGGTTGACGGTGACTTTGTTAGATTTAGATATGGACTGCCAGAAAAAATAGGTGGATGGTCACAACTTACAAATTCTAATACTACGTTACCTGGAGTAACACGTGCTCAACATGCCTTTACTAGTCTTACTGGTGACAGATATGTAGCTTTAGGTACATCTCAGGGTTTGTTTTTATATTATGAAGGTGAGTTTTTTGATATTACTCCAATAGATAATGACGTAATTACTGGAGCAACCTTTGATGCAACTTCTGGATCTCCAACAGTAACAGTTAACAAAACATCGCATGGTTTACAAAACGGAAGATATGTAACGTTTTCATCAGTTACTGTTCCAACAGGTTCTGGTTATGCAGTAACTGATTTTACTAATAATAGTTTTGAAGTATTAAATCAAACTGCAAACACTTTTGAAATTACTATGCCATCTAATTCAGCTGGCAGTACATCCGGAACAGGTTCTGCACAAATTGATCCTTATGTAATTATAGGACCAACATTTCAAACAGTTGGACTTGGCTGGGGTACGGCTACCTGGGGAGGGGCTTCCGCTCTTACGACAACATTAAATGGTGCATTGTTAGATGATGCTAATGGTACTGGAGGAAGTGGTACAAGTATAACTTTAACTTCAACAGCTAATTTTCCAACAACAGGAGCTATTAAAGTAGGAGCAGAATTTATTTCTTATACCGGAATATCTGGAAATGATTTAACAGGAATAACAAGAGCAGCTGCAGGAACTAGTCCATCAACAACTTTAAATGGAACACTTGCAGATGATACTAATGGTACTTCAGGTTCCGATATAGCTTTAACTTCAACAAGCGGTTTTGCAACAAGTGGAGTTATAAGAATAGGATCAGAATATATTTCTTATACTGGAGTATCTGGAAATAATTTAACTGGTATTACAAGAGGTGTTTCTGGAACTAGAACAGCTCATAGTTCAGGGGCAGCGGTTACAGGAGCATCGGCTCACTCTAATGGAGCTTCTGTTGAATACTATATAGGATGGGGGGAGTCTGCAATATCATCTACTATAACATTGGATCCAGGTTTATGGTCATTAGATAATTTTGGTCAAATATTAATTGCAACTATTCACAACGGAGAAACTTTTACATGGAATGCCGGTGCTGCGTCAGCTAGAAACGTTAGAGCAACTATTATGTCTGGTGCTCCTACTAAAACAAGATTAACTCAAGTATCTGATAGAGATAGACATGTATTTCATTTTGGAACAGAGACAACAATTGGAGACTCTACTACTCAAGATCCAATGTTTATAAGATTCAGTGACCAAGAAAATTTTAATGTATATCAACCAACAGCAACTAATACTGCAGGGACCTTTAGATTAGATAAAGGTAATGAAATTATTGGAGCTGTATCTGGTAAAGATTACACGCTAGTTTTAACAGACACATCAGCATATGTAATTCAATTTGTTGGACCACCATTTACATTTAGTATTAGACAAGTGGGTACAAACTGTGGATTGATTGGACAGAACGCATTAAGTTATTCTAATGGTATTGTATTTTGGATGTCCGGTGAAGGTGGATTTTTTATGTTTGATGGTACAGTAAAAGCCATACCATGCTTAGTGGAAGATTTTGTTTTTACAACAAACGGAGATAATCTAGGTATTAACTACAACTCTAGTATGTTAGTATATGCAGAACATAATAGTTTATATAATGAAATTAGTTGGTTTTATGCAACGGATGACTCACAACAGGTTAATAGATGTGTTGTATACAACTACGCAGAAAACCTTTGGACTACTTCTTCACTAGCAAGAACATCTTCCATTGACACTGGTGTATATGATTTACCATATGCAACTGAATATAATAAAACTGGTTTACCTACTTTTCCAATACAAGGAGTTACAGCAACTTATGGAGCAACAACTTATTATGAACACGAAATAGGAACGGATCAAATAAACTCATCTGGTACAACTTCTATTAATGCTTTTATTCAATCAGGAGACTATGATATAGCCAACAGATCTAGTGGTCTAGGAATGCAAACAGGTGTTGCAGACTTTAGAGGAGATGGTGAATACATTATGTCGGTTAAAAGATTTATACCTGACTTTGCTGTGCAAACAGGTAATACTAAGATTACATTAGTATTAAACGATTATCCAAACAACACAGCATCTAGTTCACCACTAGGACCCTTTACAATTACGTCTTCTACTGATAAAGTAGATACTCGTGCAAGAGCAAGACTAGTAGCACTTAAAATAGAAAACGATGCAGTAGGAGAAACCTGGCGTTATGGTACTCTTAGATTAGATGCAAAACCAGATGGACGTAGATAATGGCAGTAGATAAAAAAATTAATTATGAAGTACAAGGTGGTGTAAAGAACTATCTTGGTAAACAAAAAGAAGTTACAGCTCCTGTAAAATGGAAGTCTAGTCCAGATCATCCTGAAACAGAATTAGCATATATTACAAAAGCAGAAAAAGATTTACTTGTTAAAAAAGATTTACACGGTTCACTAAAAGGTGGTGCTAACAGAGGACCATCAGGTATCATGAGTTTAAATGGTTTTGGATCAACAGACCCAGGTCAAAATGTATCTGGATCTCAAATGAGTGCAGCAGAATCTGGTAACTTTAGTGGATTTAGTGGAACAGGCGGAGGAGGAGGTCCACAATTACCTCCTGGAGTAGATAGAAAACCTTCACAATTAGCACAAGATATAAGATCTTCATTTATTGCAGCAGGCGGTGGCCAAAGAGTTAACCCAGGTTTTTTTGATAGTAGAAATGTTGTATCACCAGCAGAGCTAGCAAGAGCTGGTCGTAGAGGTGGTATCATGGACTTCTTTACAGGTAGTGGATTTTTAGGAAATATAATTAGAGGTCTTGGACAAAAATTTGGTTTTGGTAAAAGATATAATGAACCAACTTATGATATGTCTGGTCTGAGCGGTTTACCATTTGGAGGAACTGCTGCGTTTGAAAATTTAGATATTAGAGACAAATATAATAGAACAGAAGATGATGAAGATGAAGAAATAATGACATTACCTAATGTAGGTAGTTTTGGAATAATGCCTCAAATAAAACCTTCTCAACAATTTATAGAAGAACTTGCTCCTAATTTAGCTGATCCAGTAGAGGATCAAGTTGGTAATATAGATGATCTAATGGCTAAGATAGTTGGGCCAGCGCTAATACAAATGAGATCATTAGAAAAAGCAAAAGCACTTTCTGATCTAGGATATGGTACCTTTAGCGAAGAGGATCAACAGAAATTAGATCAACTACAACAAATGGATGCTGATCAAAACACTACATATAGTATGACAGTATAATGGCTAAAGTAACTGCATATATACCAGAACCTAAACAAGAATATGAAGTAGATAATCAAAGACAAATTTTAGAGTCTATTGCTACAGTAAAAGATCAACTTAATTTTTCATTTCAAAATGACTTGAAAGAAGAGCAAGATACATATAATTATTTTTTATCATGACCATACAATATAAAAG